TTGCATACCATTGCATTATGTTGTGCAATATTTGAACTGAGTTGTGCAATTTATGTATATTTGCACAACCGATATAACAGAGAATATATGACTACAGTAAAAGCATTTATAAGAACTGGGAAGAAAGATAAAGAAGTAAATGTCAGATTTCGATTATCTGATGGACGCAATGTACAGTTATTCCACAAATCAGATATTATGGTCTCTCCTACTCTTTGGGATGCCAAGACTGAAAAATATAAGGCTAAAAGTATTATAAAGTTAGACATAAGAACATCATTTAACACATCTATTGAAGAACGGAAGAATCTAATTTTATCCATTTATGGGAGCAACAAAGAATTAACCAGTGAAAAACTGGAAATCTTAATAGACCAGCACTTACATCCTGAAAAATATAACATCAGCAGTGAAGAGGAATCCATGTGTAGTATGTTCCAACGCTATGTTGACGGATGGCTAAATGCAGGTGTAATAGGTCCCGGCAGAAAGAAACATTACGATGTAGTGATAAGGGAACTGACTCGATTCCTCATTATCAATGGCATTGACGGGTTGCCGGTCAATGAATTCAACAAGGAACATATTCTAAATTTTCGTGATTTTCTACGCAAAGAATACACTCTGGTTGAAAAATTTCCAGAACTGTACGCAGAAATGAATAAGCGGAATACGCCATCAAAGGAAAGAAGCCAGAATACAATTGCTGAGAAACTTTTATTGTTACAAGCATTTATGGTGGAGCTTGAAAGTAATGATGTTATTCCCGTATCTCCTTTCCGTAAGATAGGAAAAGAAAAAGAGTCCATTATGAAGCAACAATATGACGAGCCTTTCTTTCTCACCAAAACAGAATTCAATGAAGTTGTCCACAAAGAATGTCCCGAAACATTGCAGCGAGTAAAAGATGTATTCGTTGTTCAATGTTGTTTCGGTTGCCGTATAGGTGATTTCAGACGATTCACTTTTGATAATATCAGCATTGAAGAAGGAATACCTTACATTCATTATTTACCTCAAAAAACACACAAGGATGGACTTATACGCACTGAGATAAAAACTCCCATCATTCGTATTGCTTATGATATTATTATGAAGTATAAAGGTAGGCTACCAAGCAATGCTTTGTTACCCTATTATCCTGATGGCAATGGTGAAACCGGGTACAATTATCAAATAAAAAAACTACTTGAATACTGTGAGATTAGCCGGAAAGTGGCAATGTTTAGTGCGGCATTGGAAACAAATGAGTACAAATCCATATATGAGATTGCAAGCAGTAAACTTGCCCGTAAAACTCATGTAGATTTAATGAATAAAGTTCAGATAGATAAATACGCAGCAGGACTTCATGCAAAAGGCAGTGGAGCCGTAGACAGATATACTGGATTAGGCATAAAAGAACGTTTTATTTTAATGTGTGCGGCTTTTGGCTGTAACCAGTATGAAGTTGACAATGATTTATCTGTAATGGAATAGGCTCACTTAGTATCTCATATTGATACTCTGTTATTTGACACCATCCCCGTAGTTGAGCAGCTACGGGGATTTTTTACTGAAAAAGAAGCGATTCATTCAACTGTCCTTTCCACAATCTCCATCACTACATGGCTTGACTCCAACCAGAGCCAATACCACAACCAAAGCATAATCCCACCCAACCAAACAAAAGCCACATCAATATAGTACAAATTTAATATCCTGCTAACCAATACACATAAGAGTTCTCCGCAAAGCACATAGGCAGCAACCATAGTAACAAGCTGGTCATTGGCAACAGTTATCAAAACCAGAATGCCTATAACGGGAAGAAGGGAAATACAATCAATTAGAAGTTGTTGTTTGTCATTCATAATACAATAGGGATTAGAATACAAATATAAACATTATTTTGTATAAAACAACCCTCTATAATAGGAATTTCTGACGAAAAAGAAACGAACTATTATTACAATATAAACAAAAAGAGCGACTATTCAGCCGCCCCTTTCGCATTAACGAGATAGACATAAAAGCATCTCGAATCATCTCTGTAGATGGATGCCGAACCACTACAGAGTTTCCATTCATTCTACAGTTTCTCCTTTTTCATTCAGAAGTACCGTTACTTTTTCAGTGGATTGATTTTCCTTGGTGATGGTCAACACAACCTTATAAATCTTACCGGTTTCTTTCTCGGAAATGAAAGCCTCCTTTATTACAGCCCCCTCATAGTCCTTAGCCAAGACATTCATAACTGCCTGAGGCAAGTCTTTTACTTCCACTTTTGTGAACTCATCCTGAGGATTTTGCTGAGTTTGCTCTACAGACTGTGTTCCAGAAACCACGTAAGCAAATGCTACTGAACTGCCTAATCCCATAACCATTGCTAATGCTACCAATACTTTTTTCATAATCGTAAGTTTTAAGTAAATAAATATAGTTTTTGTATTAACTATAGGACAAACGATATGCCATGATGTACATCAGCACATAATACATTATACATCAGCATATTATAAAAACAAGAAGGAATAATTATGTGTGGAAATATGTGGAACTGAGTACCACACATGGGGAATAATTACACAATATGGATTACTTAATTCCTGGGAAATGGAACAAGGCAGCTGAATAAGCTGCCCCTTCTATAAAACAGTCAACAAACAGACATTCACTAATCAAATGACATAAACATAAGCATAAATAACCCGGCTAAAGCCATAGCAAATGCAATTACCATACAAAACTCTTTTTTCATAACTAATAATTTGGTTAAACACATATTTCCATCGCACGTTCAACAACGCACTCTTGTCTCCGACAAAACCTCAGCCGCATAAAAGCTGAGGTCCAGCATGTTCCTTTCAATATATACAATCAATTAGAGCACACAATGTTGGAACATTCTGTAAATCCAGTATAAAGAAACTGCAATGGCTGAAAGAAGGACTATACTAACACTATATACCGAATTCTACTATAAAGACAACTGCTTTTCTGAAATTCCCTACGTGATTGAGGGAATTTTATAAAAGGAAGGGCCCAAATGAAAAAAATCCCGACGAAAGCCGGGATATGTCATACACAATAGGTATGAATTGTTGCTTATGAATATAAAGGCAGCTTATTCAGCCGCTCCTTCTACAAATTCTTCTAATAATATCCGATAGTTTTTCAACCACAATGAAAATCCAGCATCAACATAAAATATTATTTATTACTAATCCATTTAATTATACACTTTTTTATTAACTTTGTGTCATATTTAAATGCATAATAACGTATCTTAAAACAGGAATAGATTCATGAAATTATTTCGTTGCAAAAAAGGTGAAAAAGAAGTGAATAATCAAAGGTCAAATAAATTATCAAAGCAGCCTACAGGAAGAAAATATTCAATATATTTTTGGGCCGCAGTTTCCTTTTGTCTTATTTTCTATGGAACATCAAGTACATCTATTGAACATTTTGACGAAAACTCTCTAAAAAATATACTAAATAGTATAGGACAAGCGATTATATCAGGTTTAGTGATTACATTTATAATTAATATTCCTGATATGTTTTCTTATTTTCAGAAAGTATTATACAAAACCATCACGTCAGATGAGTACTTAGAGCAATTAACTTTAGAGGAAGTGGAAGATTTAAAAAATAGTTGTACTAAGTTAATATCCAAATCTATACCCGATATTGCTGAAGGACTCTTAGAATTAGAGTATAAGATTGTTGAATATTACAGATCTCCATATTATGAAAACTATTCCACTTTTGTTAGCTGTAGCAGAAATGGTAATTATTTAGTAAAAGATATCACAACTGAATATACTTTAAAGAATCCGATGGCAGGAAAAGAAAAAATAGAAGCAATTGTCGGTTTAGATTTATTCTTCTGTAAAAATAGTAATAGCACTTCACCTAAATTAATGGAATTCACAATACAGAATGAAAATGAAGAAAAGAAAAATATTTTAGAATTATCCGAAATGCATGAAACTCCTATAAATACAGAAGGAGCCTATAATACCAAAGCTACAATTGCACATAAAAGTACGGTAGAAAAATACAAAATTCTCTTAGATAAATCTACGTATGTCAAATTACGATATATATCATATGCACCTATCTCAGACAAAAGTTACATTTCAATTCTGAGATACCCTACTAAGAATTATAAAATGGTTTTTCATAATCCCAAAAATGATTTATCATTTTCTGGAGATTTCATAGGTCCATTACTCACAGACGATCATATCATGGTAAATAAGAAAGAAGGATTGATTAATATTGATTGTACAACTTGGTGTCTACCTGGCGATGGAGTTACAGTTGCTATATTTGAAAAAGAAAACGCAGATTGTTAAATAGGCTTAACATAACAAATAAATGCAAGGTTTTATTTGTCAATTGAACTAAAACATTCCATATTTGTTGTGTGAATATAATGACTAAGCTATAAGATTATGACACGTAAAGAAGAAAAAGTATTTGGTTAAGACATGTTTTGTATTAACCTTTTTCCTATCTTAAAACGAATGTGTATAACTACACATTCGTTTTGTATTTACAAATATTGTAATTCTATCGTCAAGTTTTAAAATCGCCAAGTTCAAACTTTATGTTTCCCTAGAGCATGACTAGTCACTTACCACTGCCGCAAGTCATAACTCACCCCAGCCCCAACATAAAAACCTCCCGGATACCCATAACCGGCTTGTAACCCTAATCCCCACCGCTTTTTCTTCGGCTTGACAACCACCGGATGATAGATATCATTCGTCACCGTCTGATAAACCGTTCTCGGATACACAGTCATACTATCCAGCCGAGGGTCTACATATCCACTTACCACAGCACGATACGAACTATCTCTATATACTACTTGCTTACGATGAAGCAAGGTATCACCTATCCGTGTCGTATCATCCGGCACGAAACGCCAGAACACAGCCATAGGTGCAGAGATAAGCATCGTATCTACCTTGACAACCGTCTTTATCTTCGTTTCTACACGAACTTCAGCCGGAGACTGCTCATGCGGACGGAACCAAGCCGCCACACAAGCTATAAGCAGCAGTACAATTAATATCCACGGTAACTTTTTCATTCCTCGAACCTCAAATCGTTAATCCGATTCATCCACCCCCGTTTGAATTTATTGTTCGCCGGACGAGAACGGCATATATCCTCGATGAAGTCGAACCGTGCAATCTTAATCATGTCGAACAACTCATGCGGGTTCCTGGCATTCACCGCAGCGAGTGTCTTAGGACCTACTATTCCATCCACAGTAACACCAAGCAAGCGTTGAGGTATCTTGATGCCATGCGCACCGGATGCCCACACCCAATCAACCAATATATTAGCAACTGATTGCGATTTAATATCGTCAGCTTTCCATCTGTCCCAATAATGCGACTTGAGCACCCGGTTAACGACATCCTCACGGGTAAGCAGACGCAGGTCATCCACGTCTATATCACCGTCACCATCCTTGTCATAGCCGCATGACTTCCACGTACCGATAGTCACACCCATATTCGTAGCACCTCCAAGGTCTGCCGGGTCATTCACGAAACCGCCTTCCCATTTTAGGATAAACGGTGCAAGTTGATTCACATTCGCCATTTCAATTTTCCTCCTTATTCAATTAATACCCATTTTGCGGTTCTCTATCACTGCACTTCTTTCTCTCACACCGTTTCAGTGCCAGTTCCAGTTTCAGGTCAGAATTAGTCTCCTTCAGTGTAAACAATTCATCCTGCACCTTACGGAGCCGGTCAGTCTGCTCCACAAACCGCTGTTCCTTCTCCGAAAGCTGCTTCTGCAGGAACTCGTTGTACTCCCGTAAAGCCTTGAACTCCTCAACATCCGCATGGGCATCCTCAATACGCGCATTGGTCTTGCGCGACATCCACCACTTAACAAGCTGCTTGATGCCCTCGATGCCACCGAGTGCGGTCACCAACATAATCCAATCATTCATTTCCATTTCTCCCGGTTTAACAATCGATACAAATTATAAGCACCCCCACATAAGCACAAGCAAACGCTGCCATCTCCGCCCAGAACAGCCATTTCCGGTATCTCAACATGATAACAACGGCTATCGGGAAAGCAACCGCAGGCAAGTACCACATACCGGAGAGACAAACCCAAAGAATTGTAGCTAATCCGGCTATTACTGTCCCTGCATAATGTACTTTGCTCTGAAATTCCTCCTTGAACAGCGGGGCTGTCCCGACGAACATCAGCCCACCGCAAGCAAGAAATGCCAAACATTGCAGGTTCTCCGATGAGCATTCAATCCACACCGGCATAAGCAGCATGGCAGGAACGGCCATCGCCGCCTGAAACAGCCACGCCGAGCGGTTCCGTTTCTTCAGTTGATAATAGGTGTCAGAGAGCGACCAGGGCACTCCGCACACTCTCACCGCATACATTATGTACATAGTGAGCAAAAACAGCGACATAAAACATAAGTAAATCATAAGCTATCAATTTAAAGGTTGAACACTAATTTTTCAGGATAACCGGAAGTGTAATCATACGCTCCGACCTCCTCTTTCGTAGCAAGTCCCATAACCGCGGCCAGATGTTCCTGCGTGGCATTATAGCATTCCAGGGCATACAGTTCCAGTGCGGCCAGCATCTGCAAGGCAAGAGGAATGGGGATTACATACTTCACGGCATCATACCACAGCACGGTTGTCTCCTTACCCACAGCCTGCTCGATAGCAATTGAGTTTACCAGTCCTACCCGCGTATCCTTGTCAAGCCACATCCGCTTGCCGCCAAGCGTAAAGGAATTCACGACATCGGATCCATCGTAAACAGCAATTTCATTGACCTTCGCGCTCTTCACACCCTCCAAAGTCGGTTCATAGGGAGGGGTTAATTCACATTCGAGAATTTCCTTTGCAGACGCTGCCGGATGGGCTTCGTAAAATGCTTCCTGTTCCGCATTCAACGGTACCCAGGCTCCATCCAGGTAATCCTCATAGGTTGTACCCACTTCATAGTTTTCGTCCAGTTCAAAATCAAGACGGACAACTTTCTCCTCGGAATAAATATGTATATATTGCATTGTTGTTAAAGTCTATTTTTATTCATTATGATAAACCGGTAATTCGCTCTAATACCTAATGATGTAAGCGGTGCCGTATTTATTTCAGTAAATGAGCCCAGATAATCCGAAGATTTGAACATACGATACGGAGAAGAACTTTCCTGTGCTATCGCATACTTTCCGTCAGACGAAAGCCCCAAAGCAAAGCTATTGCCAATAACGGAATGCTTCAATGCCCAGGTTTTTCCGTAATCGGCGGATATACGTGCACCGGAATAAGAGTACCCTCCCTCTATAACCATATATTTCCCGTCATAGGATACAGCCAATGTACGGGCAGAGAAACTCGAATCGGTAATTTTAGTCCACGTCTTCCCATAATCCCCGGAATAATAGGCATAGTATAACTTTGATGAACTCTCCCTGTTGCAGCAACACAACATGTATTTGCCGTCACCGGAAATGGCAATCTTTGTGATAGGCCCCCTGAATATTTCACTGCTGAAAGTTTCTCCATAATCGGAAGATATAAACAGCTCATGGGTAGTATAATAGGGAGAATTTGACGCATATGCCACTACGTATCTGCCGGAATGGGACATTTCCACCCCCATGAGAGGCACGGTATTGTCTTTTAATCCATTAGAGACCCGCCATGTTTTCCCATAATCCCCGGAAAGCATCAAATCATATTTGTTATTGCTATTCTGACACACAATAGCGACCAGATTCCCCCTGCCGTTGCAGGCTATCGAGTACACGGAATAGCAATTATCAGGCTTGAAAGGTTCTGCCGTCTCCAGAAAATCCGTAGAACGCAATAATCCCACATTTGCCATATAGCACGAGCAATAGATATGCCTGCCGTCTCCGGACATGGCAATCCTCGTTCTATCGTTGCTGAAAAAGTATTCGTTTACATTAGGAAGGTCGGAAGGTTGTCTTCTGGTCCATGTCATTCCACAATCCTTGGAAATATCTATTAAGGCTCTACTGTCGGAGAATGCAATCACATACTGACCGTCCTTTATATTATTGCTTCGTCTTTTTAATACACTCATAAACCTTAGTCCCTTGTTTTTACGGATATTGAATAGGCGCCAGCGGCATAGCACCAGATACTAATCTCAAAGATATCTCCAGCGGAAACACTGATTGAAGTACCGGACATCGAAGTGAACGCGCCGGTATTGGGTATCGGCTGTGTGAATGCCGCCGATGCGACGCAGCGGATATACAAGTCATTGCCCACTGACATTCCGGAAGCAAGGCTGATGTTCGTGGCAGAACCCAACCTTGCAGTGATACTTCTCTTGGAAATTGGCAGGGAGGCCAGTGTCGTGACCGTATTCGCACCGGTGACTGTCGGGTCACCGACACCTTGCGGCCCTTGTGGTCCTTGCGCACCAGTCGCCCCTTTAGGTCCAGTAGCTCCGGTAGCACCCGTAGCGCCTTTTGCTCCGATAGCACCCTTCAGGTTCTTGAAAGCAAAGGAAAAGGTTCTGGCCAATGCGGTACCACCGAGAGAAACGGTCACGGAGGGCGTACCGATGTTGGCGTCAACCGTAGCAGTAGCACCGGTAATACTGGCACTTGCACCTGCTGCACCAGTAGCACCGGTAGCGCCTTTTGCACCAGCAGGACCGGTAGCACCAGTATCACCTTTTACTCCTTGCGGTCCTGTGGCACCGGTATCACCTTTTACTCCTTGCGGTCCTGTGGCACCGGTATCACCTTTCATGCCCTGTGGACCTTGTACGCCTTGAGGACCTTGCGCTCCCGTATCCCCCTTCTCGCCTTTATCGCCCTTTGGACCTTGCAATTGTCCTTGACTTTGCCAATCACCGTTATACCAGGCATAATATGTATAAGGCAATGCAGTTCCAACGGAATAGAAACCAGTGATGTTTGCCCCGTCAGGTACAGCAGTCTTTAAGGCATCAAGCGTATCGTAACGTCCAAGAAGGGTGAATGTATCTCCCGGCTTGCCTTTCACATAGATATCCGTCTTAACGTATTCTTTAGCGCTCTTATCCCATTGGTATACATAGTGGTCTGCACCGATGTAGGTAGGATGTTCTGCCGTATCAGTAGCATTCGCAGTAGCCGTCTCCGATTCCTGCTTGAGGGCAGCAAATTCAGTGACACGGGTACTTTCAGCATTTACGCGTCCGGTTTCGGCTGTTTGGCGGTTAGTTTCCGCACTATTACGTGTATCCTCAGCAGTGCTTCGGGCATTCTCAGCAGTAACGCGCTTACCTTCTGCTGTAGCACGACTGGTTTCAGCATTGACACGACCCGTTTCGGCTGTCTGTCGGGTTGACTCTGCGTTGGCCCGCACTGTCTCAGCATTTTTACGTTCCTCCTCGGCGCTGACACGTTTACCTTCGGCAGTAACACGGCCGGTTTCGGCAGTTGCCCGTCCGGTCTCAGACGTCTGTCGGACCGCTTCAGCTTTGCCTCGCTCTGTCTCTGCCGTTTTCCTGAGACCTTCGGCTGTCACACGTTCCTTTTCGGCATTGATACGCGTAGTTTCAGCAGATGCGCGGGTACTTTCAGATGAAGCACGCTTTGTCTCAGCCGTTTCACGGGATTTCTCAGCTTCCTTGCGTGCGTTCTCCACTATGACACGCTCCGCTTCGGCTTTGCGCACTTCCTCAGCAGCTTCCTCAGCAGGGGCAGACAGCAACTCAAGCGGTGCCTCGACCACCGATTCTTCCATACCGGCAAGACGGAGGGCGGGCAGGCTCACGATATCGGCCAGCGAATCGACAATCTCCACATCGCCCACACCTTGGGAGCCGACAAGAAGGGCTTTCTTCACCTCCTCTACAAGCTGGTTGAACTGATTTGATTCCAATACCATAATTTTCAGAATTGATTTAAGATGGCTGGATGACGTTCAGTTGGTTAATTACCGCACGTTTCACGGCAGCTATGAGCCGCGAGTTCTTCACCACAAGTTCAAGAGCCTTGCAATACTGTTCCGGGATTTCCACCGCATCTTTCGAGTAGTAGATTTCCCGTACCAGGTCTTCAAAGCCTATATCCAGAAGGATACTTCCGTTGTACATCATTTCATTGCCGACCGTTTCGGCTACGTCGAAGGTCTGCTTGGCGCCTTCGAATGAGGTCTGGGCCTCGATTTTCTTAAAGTTGATTTTCATACTTTTTATTTTAATTATTCTATATACTCATCCATGACAGATACCAATTCCCCAAAACCCGTTTTATCACATGCCATTCACGCCCGTTGATATTCGTCCTGGAAGAGTTCGCGAACGTACCGGAAGGAAAACTGATGGTATTCCCGTTCGGCATTATCCATATCTCATGCCCGTCAGAAGAGGACGGAAGGGATATAGTACAGTTGCCGTAAAAAAGCAGTGTGTGGTCGGTCGCCTTAATGCTGTACCTTGTAACCGAAGAGAGTATCACGTCAGTATTCCGGTATACACCTTGCGTCTTCAGCGGCCCGGCAATTTCCAGAGTCCCGGAGGACGGAGCATACATCTTCCCCACTATCACATCACCACCGAAATAGCTCTCGCCGGAAGATACGTGTATGGCCCTATTGCGCCCCGGAATGGTTGCAGAGATGGTTACCACCCCTTTGACTGTGCCCGCTTCCATAGTCTGGTAGGGCCTTATCAGGATGCTATTGGCTCCTCCGTCCGACGCTATCGCATGCAGATAGTAGCTCTTGCTGAGTTCGAATTGCGTAGTGCTATCTGTAAGGTCGGTCACGAACGCTCTCGAGTTGGTGGATATACCGTTACCATGCAGATACAGATAGTCACCTATCCGGCCGCTGGAGGCGTTTATCTTTCCGTTTACGGTGATGCCGTTCAATATGGCGTTGGCACCGGAAATATTTCCTTTCAACGTAAGATTATTGGCTGTGATATCGTTAAGCGTGGCATTGGCACCGGATATGGTACCTTTCAGGGTAAGGTTGTTCGCGGTGATATCGTTCAAGACAGCATCCCTGCCCGTTATACTCCCTTTCAAGGTAAGATTATTGGCGGTGATATCATTCAGTGTAGCCCCCACCCCGGTAATGTTGCCCTTCAACGTAAGGTTATTGGCAGTAATGTCGTTCAGGATGGCGTCAATACCTGAGATATTGCCTTTTAATGTCAGATTATTAGCTGTAATGCCGTTCAGCGTAGCATCCGTGCCCGTTATGCTGCCCTTTAGAGTCAGGTTGTTTGCCGTGATGTCGTTCATCGTCACACGCCCGTTTGTATCGACCACGAAACTGCCGTTGATGATGGTCTTTCCCGTAAAGTTTATCCGGTCAGCCTCGATTGTAGCATTGGATATCAGCCTGCCCGCTTCGCCTTCGGTGATGAACGCGCTGATTTGAGCACGCCTGACGATATCACCGTTGGGGTCGACCTTTTCCGCAAACATGGTGGCGATATTGCTCTCCGTCACTAAACCGGCTTTGTCGATATTGGTAATGTTACCTTTGGAATCGAAGGTTATCTTCTGCACGAACTGGTCTATACGGCTGGCCGTCTGGCTGATGGCTGAGGTATGCTGTTCCACGGTACCCTTCAGGCTGTTTGTGGCGGTCACCATACTTTCTATCTTCTCGGCAGTCACATGAAAGCTGCCTGCATGGGCGAACAGCTTGCCGTCCAGGTCAGAGACGGACGCACTGAAGTCTGCACGAAGACCGCGGGCCGATATGTCAATAGCAGACTTATATGCTTCGGTGATTCCAGTCTCAAGGCCTACAAGACCGGACGTGAATTCAGCTTTCAGACCACGGGCGGAGATGTCGATAGCAGAGGTGTATTCTTGCGTTATACGACTCTCAGTATTCGTCAGGTCCTCCGTGAACTTCGCTTCAAGGTTGCGCGCGGTAAGCAGGAATTCACTGTGATACTCTTCAAGCTTGCCTGCCGTGCTTCTGATTTCGTCAAGGTTCGCCTGAATCTTCTTGTCTGTAAGTTCAAAACGCATATTGAATTCCTCGCGCAAGTCAGCAAGAGCATCATCGGTTAGCGTAAGTGCATACAAGTACATGTCACCGGTAAAAGACATGTGGAAATCACCGGTTCCGTTCCACTTACCGGTTATCTCCATCTGCTTGAATTCAGTACTGGGATATAGGTCCTTAGAAAAGGAAATCGGGGTGTATTCCTCAAAACCTTCTTTGTTCTCGTTCTTGAAATGGAAGGCAAGAGTGCCGGGGCGCTTCACCAGATACTTGAAAGAGATAGTGAACTGCCGGGGGCGCTTGAGTTCGTCGAAGGTCTCAAAATCCGGATGGCGGTAAAAGTCTGAGTTGACCTGCTCGATATAGCTGTTCTTAAGGCGTAGCACATTCTTTGCGCGTTCGCTTACTATATCGGCGAAAGATTCCTTGTTCGCATAGAAGTTACTGTTGAAGTACAGCAGCCGACCGTCAACTCGGAAGATGCGTATGTTGCTGCTACCGGTCCAGTACTGCATGTCAGCGGCAAAAGACGCATTGTTAAGGTAATTGTTCAGGGCATTGATTTCATCACGCACGGATGAGATTTCAGACTTGATAAGTCCTTCAATGACAGTGAACATTGTCAGGATGTCCTCACCGGCCATCGTAAGGAATCGCCCTTTGATTTCTACGCCACCTTCCGGTGTGTACTTGATGTAAGTGCTCTCATCACGGGCGCCGATATAGGAAGTACCGTACACTTTCATGTAGGCATGCCCGGTGGATTTGTCAACACCGAAGGAGATTACATCTTTCCCCGTTAGGTTGAAGTCGTCAATGCCGGTGTAGAAAGTTATAGACGGGGATGTCTCGTTGGTAGACGATAGCACGATTGCGCTTTGAAGGTCTACATCTGTACGGTGGCCCAATCCTATAATGTCATCGCCCGCTTGGGGAACATCGCTGTCCTCACCGCAAATGGTCTTGGACAAGTCGATGTAGTCACGTCCCACGGCCACGACCTCACGCCAATAGTAGCGGTTGGAGGCATTAAGAGTGGTTCCTTCGACGATGTTGCACTCCTTTGCCTGCGCCAGCGAGCCTACACTGAACTCGTTGGCTATCGCCTCACCGTCCTGCTCGGCAAGGAAACTGCAGCGGTAGACGTCTTCCAGTTCCTCCACGCGGATGCACTTCATACCGGCATGGGTGATTATTTGTTCACCGCCTACATGGGTAGCTCTCTTGACTTGCAATTCATCAAAGACGGCCTTTATCTTCACATATAGACGGTCAACGACAGCCTGCGAGGTGCCGTCCTTGCGTACCGTGATACCGCTGCCGTTCTTGCCTATCAGCAATCCCTTCAAAAAGTTTATGATTTCTTCCGCTACGTCGCTTGCGTCCTTGCGGAGGAACATTCTCAAGGTACGCAAGGCTGAGAACACATTGAAGTTGCTTGCGGCCGTAGCGTCGTTGGTCTTGATGACATAGATGTTGCTGCCGCCGGTACCGGTGAAGGTCTGACCTTTGAAAGTCAACTCCTCGACCTTACCTTCTATGTCGGAAATGCGGGAATAGGCGGTGCTCTCGCCGATAGTGTACTGTGGGGAGTCGTAAGGCAAGTCCAGCTTGATTTCAAAGCCGATGACACGGGACAAGCGCCCACCATTGCAATAGGTGGGATTGACAAGGTTGATGCGCTGGCCGATGTCAAAGCTGTGATTGATTGGGTCTTTGTGCACCCAAACAGAGTTCAGCGTAGCCGTATAGGTACCGTCGTCGATGCAGGCCTTTGCCACGTACTTCCTGGCGGTGGCAAGCAATTCCTGCTCGGCAATAGCAACCAACCCAAGTTCGGTTATCTTCCCGGCATTCCAGCCGTACAGCACATATCTGTCACCTTTTGCCGGAAACAGCACTTCATCCGGCAGGGGTCTGCCGTAGTCCTCGTTACGGATAATCTCCCAAAGCTGGGCGTCAGGATTCCATGTGCCGTCGTCGTTCTTCTCGGTCAGGCCAAGAGGGTTGAAGGCAGCACCGAACTCCATGCCGTTGAGCTTGCCGGATTCGAACCTGATTTTGAGTTCCTGTCCTTCAAGGATGTATTTCTTCGAGAAGTTGATGCCTGAATCCTTGAACCGGTAGAAGGTAGCTTTTGTCTTTGTACCATCTTCATTATCTACCTCGCTCTCATAAAAGCTTACACCGGTGATTTCACCTACTCTTTTGGGGCAGATGTCATCAAATACAACAACGGCTTCGACAGCTTCCAAATCGGTCAAGCCCTCGTGGGCATCCACGTATGGAGTGCCTGCCGGAAGCATAAGGCGCTTCTGGACGATACCGTTGACAACAGTGGTCTGGTCTACCGGGCGATAGTTGGTAGGGATGTTTCTTGTTGAACCGAACGCATAGATTCTTGTGGCATAAGTACCCTTGCTGTCACTCCGGCTCATGTCCTTGGCTTCCTTATCCAGTTCTATCTTAACAGCGTCGGAGAACTCACAGCGTCCGAAGTTGATGACATGGTCCGTTACCCAACAATCACAACCCCAGTTATCAGCCATGCTGAACATAGCATCAATGAGGTTGGTATTGTCATAGGTCATCAATTTGGAGGAGTTCTCGACACTATCGTCAATGGAAAACACGAAGTCTTTTCCCTCATATTTATAACCAAGAGCTTTCAAATTGCGAAGGAATACACCCATCTGGACATCCAGTGAAGCGGTAAGGGACCAGGACGCTTCCAGTCCTCCGTACTCCGGGGTGTACTTGAATATCTTTGTTTTCCACTTGAAATAGTAAGCGTCAAAACGAAGTTCATAGGAGTAGCCTCCGTTCTTGTAGGTCGGATAGGGAATATCTACAATCTGATAGATTTTTGCCAATTTACCGCCCATGGAGGCATCGAGTACCCCACGCAAGTCAACGTAATCACCTACTTGGAAATCGACTGGGGACAGAGTATTAAAAGGTAGTACGACATAGTCCTCTTTCATTAAAGAGAACTTGCCTTTTGCACCGGGATTGATACCAGTTGAAAAGCGGGTATTGCCTTGTATGTCCTTAATATCTATCATGTAAACAAAGGTCGGACATAAAAAAAAGAAGCCCTAAAAATTAGAGCTTCCATACACGACAATGAATTTAATGTCGTAAATTTCTAGCCTACAACACGGTTAGATGGATTGTACTCACAGAATTTGGCTGATATTTTCCCAAATGTCCGGTCTAAGCTTTGGGCATAAGAAACGCTCTTTCCTAAATATAGCAAATGATAAATATCACTACTGTTCTCAGGAATCTGAATATCAATTTTACCTTTGTAAAGTTCTTCATAAAAAGCTGTTTTCTTTGCCTGATAATCGGCAGGAGAATCACCTTCTACTGTAAAAACAAGAGTTAACTCACGCTCATCAAGCTTGGGGTTATCCATAAGAACTTGTTTCCCATGTTCCAAGCGTGATTTATTCTCTATAAACTCTTTCAGAGGTACCGGTGCTCCCAGTACATCAAGAAAGTTATCTCCCATTCTAACACCCCACTCTTTTAGGGCTTCTCTTCCGTTTATTATTAATTCTGCCATAACTATTATAGATTCTTTATATCCTGCTTGATATCATTTGTATTATCGAGTATTCGCGGACTATTTTTGGCAAGAATAACAGAGTTTTCAAGTATATCTCTACGGTCCATGTTACCTTCTACTTGGAATGTTCTCATTTCATCTACGATTCTTTCCATATTGGAGACTTTATCGGTCAATGCCTTTATGTCCTCTGTCGGGAAAACAACATGTACCTGCGACTGATAGCCGCTCGCTATTGTCTCTTTGGCTCTATCTGCGAAATTAGGAGTTCCAGATAACAAAGCTGGGACATCCCCGCTTCTAAGATTGAGCAATGAAAGTTTGCCATTGATGGATGAAAGTAAACCGGTCTGTTGAATGGACTGGTTCTTTATTTCTTCCCCGGCAACCTGCAAAGCTGTAAAACGTCCGTTAAGTTCTTCGCCGGTATCTTGTGACATGGCTTCAAAACCCTTACTACTCGCCTGCTGTGAAAACATGGTTCCAAAGAACTGGTTGATGGCATCAACTTCTTTCTTCATGTCGTCAACCATCGTCTGTTTCATGGAGTCGAGGAGCTGCTTTTCTTCGGAAGTCAAGTCGTCATCTCCCATGGCCTTTTTCCACTCATTGTACCACTTCTGCATCTGCGGTTTGAAGTTCTCCACATACATGGCCTTAATCAAAGCCTTGCGCATGTATTCGCTCATGTCATCGGAAATATCCTCCGCTGTGGCCTCTATATCGCACAAGGAATTCAGAATACCATCAGAGAACGACTCCCATTCCTGCTCAGCTTCATTACGGGCGTTCTCCGCTTCCTGGGCGGCTTCTTCCGCACGGTTGATGGCTCCCGTATCAAGAGTGGGGAAAAGCTTGTTAGCCGCATCCACAATGTCGACACCGGCTTTCTGAATTTCGGCTATCATCTCGTCCAGAGTCTTGCGCTCGGCCGTATCAATGGCACCGTCTTTCATAAATTCGGTATATTTGTCATACCAGGCCTGAATCTGAGGCTGGAGCTGGGCAGTAAACATGGAATCCACCAAGGCATTGCGCATATATTGATAGATATTGTCGGCTATGTCCTCGGCGGTAGCTTCTGCGTCATAGAGCACACTCTTGATACTGTCGGAGAAAGAGTTGAACGCTTTCCTTACCTCCTCTCCAGAGTCTTTCCACGCGTCACTGATTTCCCCGGCAGCATCGACGACCTCCTTGCTCAACCCGTCAATGTCATTCTTGATGTTTGTACGCTCTTCATCGGTTACAAGTCCATCCTCTGAGTATTCCTTCCATTTTTCCCAGATGGCCTTGATACGCGGTTCGTACTGTTCAAGGTACATTGCCTCAATAAGCTCTTTCCGCATGGAATCGGAGATATTCTTGGCAACAGTCTCAGCAGTAACTTCCGTATCATACAAGGAACTTAATATCCCATCGGAGAATGATTTGAATTCCTCCTCAAGTTCTTTCTTTAGGTTGCTCTCAGTAATGCCAAGAGTATCACTCAGAATATCCTTAGCGGCCGTAATGTCGTTAGCCAACTTCTCCGCTTCGTTTCTTAACGCATCCTTTTCAGCGCCGGTTATGTCACCGTCAGACATGGCTTCCTGAACCTTCTTGTATAACTCCTCTATCTGCGGTTGGAAGCTATCAGTGAACATCTTATCAACCATCTGCTGACGGATGTACTCAAAGATGTTGTCTGTCACATCCTCGGCAGTGGCTTCGACAGAGGACATGGCAGACTTGACGCTATCAACAAACGACTGCAAGTCTTCGGCGTTCTTCAGCTTGTCAGCAAACAAACTATTAACGTCCTCTACGCCCTTCATCATCTGCTCAATGTATTGGTCAATCTGAGAGCCGAGTTGTGCCATGTCACTCTCGGACAATCCGTCTTTGGAAAGCCCTTCAAAGGTCTTGTACAACTCTTCCATCTTGCTCTTGTACTCCTTTTCATACAGAGCGTTAATCATTGCCTGACGGAAGTAATCATAGATATTATCAGAAACATCCTTGGCCGTCACATCAAGGGAAGTAAGAGAACTCTGCATACTACCGATGAAATCCTCATAGTTATCCGTGCTACTGTCGGTATCCTCTTTGGTCCATCCGAAAATTTCCGCAAGCTTGTCACGTTCGGCAAGTGCGGAACCGGCAATTGCGTCATACTGCTTCCGAAGAGCCTCCATCTCCTCCTTCGTAATGCCTCTTTGGTCTTTATTGGCCTGGGCAAAGGCATCGTACCACGTTTGAAGGTCCTCGGTAAATTTGTTGCCTACCATTGTGGTAAGCACGGCACGCTGCATATATCCGCTGAAACTGTCAGAAAAGTCTTTCGCGGAACTGCCCATATCCATGAGGGTATCCACAAAACTGTCGAAAACGCTATCGAACGTTGTCTGTGTCAGTTGTTCACTAATCTGGTTCTGAATATCCTCAATCCTTTCCTCTCCATCTATAATGCCGTTCAAATATTCTTGCACGTCACCGTCCATCTTCGCCCAGAAGGCAGGAGCTTCGGATTTAAGTTTCTCCAATTGCTCAACAGTGAGGTCAAACAGTCCGGTCATTCTTCCGGTCCCGATAAACTCTTTGGCGGCATTGACTGACATGTCGAGTGCGTCGGCAATGTCCTGCCAGTCGCTTGACGAGGTGTTCTTTGCCATCCGCTTGCCAATGGAATGGGAACCTGCGGATGCACCGGAATTAAGACGTTCTTTTCCCAGTAGGCGATATGCCTCAATTTGCTTTTCAACAAGGCCAAGCGCCTCTTCTCCGACCTTGTCTGCCTCCATGCCGTAGGAAATGCTGATGTATTCCTGCTTCTTGTCTATCAGCTCATCCCATATCTCATTGAGCCTGGTGTACTCCTCAACCATCTCGTTATAGTGGGAATAATCGGCACCGAACATCCCGTCCAATGCGGACACTACAGAGGAAATTCCAGAAACCGCACTCATTGCGCCTCCGACAATATCACCCGACATGATTTGCCCGACCCCGGATGCCGTTTGTCCTAAGCCGCCAAGCGCATCAATGGCACTTGTTATCTTACTGTCGTCAAATCCGAATATGTCGGCGATACTTGAGCCAAACTCATTCAATGCAGGGGCAAAAGACGTCACAGTATTTCCTATATCGGTGATTCCTTGACCGATTTTCTTGGAATCGTTGCCACCCTTTTTTATGGCTTCTATCCCTTTCTCCAAGTCAGAGACGAAAGCCTGCCACGGTGATTTGCCTTTAAGTTCATCCTTTAACCCTTTGATTGCGTCTGTAACATCCTTGATGGATATTTCCCCTTTTTCTATCCCTTCAATGTCTTTATCGGTAAAGCCCATTCCTTTCAAATCAGCAATAGAAATGTCTTTATCAGTACCGGACATGTACTTGACAAGGGTTTCGTATTTGTCAATGATGGACTGAATAGCGGAAACGGACTTATTGCTGGCATCTTCAAAGAGGTCTGCCATCGCCTTTGTGGAGTGACCGAACTGTTCATCAAGCTGTTCAAGAGCCTTGTTCTTTTGGGCTACCTTGGAAGCGTACTCCGGGCTGTCGGTTTGCAGTTTGGCTATCTCGTCATTGTACTTCTGAATAAGATTTTTGCGCTTTTCCTGGTAGTTGCCGAACTCAATGAAATACTCCTGCCATGCTTTTTTGTCGGCTTCAAGTTTGGCTTTACTTGTTGAATCAATATCGCTTTCTCTTTTTTTAGCGGCATTAGAAGCCCATGTGCCAAGTTTCTCCTCTTGTTTATCTGTCAGTTTTCCACCTTGCTCCGTTTCCCAATCCTTGCGCTGTTTTTTAATAGCATCCAGTTCTTTTCGATAGTCCAAGTCAATCTGAGCCAGCTTCTTTTCAGTACCATCCTCCATGAGGTTGATTTCATCCTGCTGGTTTTTCCGACGAATGGAAAGGAGTTGTTCGGCAAGCAGTTCTTGCTGTTTGAGTTGCTTGGCGGCTTCTTTCTTGGCTTGATTTTCCTGCTTAGTCAACGAGCTTCCAGTAATTCCTCCTAAGTCTTTATATTTCTTTTCGGCAGCTTCCATCTTGCCTTTGGCATCTTTCACCTGCTCCGATGTAGCTTCTTGGTCTTTAAGTAATACTTCATAACCTTTCTTTGCCTTTTCCCAATCGGCTTTAGCTGCTGCAAGGTCTTGTTGGTAAGTAGTCTTATTCTTTTCGGTTTCAATACGGGTTTGTTTTGTTGATTTAGCCGTATCTATAAGATTTTTAATGTCTTTTACCTCATAAATTGCTTCATCAGACAAAGAACCTTCCACGTCAATTGGAAGTTTCATCTTTACTTTTCCATTCCCATCTTTTCCTTTGATTCGTTTTTCAAGTTCAGAAATATATTCGTCAAACTTGCTAATATCAACATCTTTCAAGCTTGATATGAATTGCTCTGATATACCCTTTCCTCTCTCAACAAGAAATTCGTCTCTGTAAAAACGAAGTTCCTTTAGTTTGCTAATTTCCTGCTGGGTTAGTTTCCCACCATTAATTTGTTTTGCGGAAAGTGTGTTTTCATAATCAGAAACCGCTTTATTAGCTGCTTCAAAATCTTTTGCAACTCTTTCTCCGGCTCGTTTTGAATCTTCCTCGGCAATCTGCCTTTTAAGTTCAAGAATATCCGCTAACTTGATGCTCTCTATGTCGTACTGGGAGAATATCTTCGGGTATTCCTTGCGTAATTCTGCCAAACTTTGCCCACGTTGCAAATCAGCCAAAGCAATATCACGAGAGCTTTGAATAAGACCCTCTATTTTTTGTTTACGTTCTTTCTCTTGTTTTGCCGACTCTTCTTGTTTCTTGTTGAAACGCTCTTGTGCCTTTTCAGCAATGGATGTATTATCTGCCAATGTCCACATAGCAATCCCAAGAGAAACTATGGCAGTTCCAGCTAATACATAAGGATTCATTGCGAGAACTTTGTTATATGTAGCTTGAGCAACAGTAGCAGCTTTGGTTGCTGCAACCTTTCCCCATATAGCCTTTGTAAATCCTTGCTCAACAATGGAGTTCACCAATAGCCCAGTTCTATAAACACCATATATTGAAACGAGAGCCAATACACTTTGCCCTATAACTTCGTAGTTCTTAACTACAGTATCAGCAACAGATATACTTCCTGAAATCAAATTTTGATTAGTAAGTCCTATCTCAGCCAAAGCAGTAGTTATTGTATCTTCAAAGTTTGACATTTGTCCCTCAATAGTCTTTGCAATAGCTTCCGTAGAGCCTTCAACGCCTTTCATTGAGCCAAATTGTTCAACGGCTTTCATTACAGATTCAACTGTTCGGTCACATTCAACTGTCATATCACGGAACGAAAGCTTAACTTTATTCCCTTCTGTTTGAACACGAACACCGAACTCTTTCCAACGCTCTGGATTATTTATATCAAGTATCGCCTCTGTTAGCTGGTCGAAAGGTTTTGCTACTGTATTGGTAAAATCTCCCATTTTTTTCATGGCATCCATCGAAGGAGTGATACCACGATTGACGAATTTTATAAAATCATCCGTCAGTTCATCAAGTTGGAAGTTTGTTTTTGCGGCAAAGCTATTTATGTCAGATAGATATGCTTTTGCTTTTTCGGAACTACCATTCAGAGCATTAGTTAATACAGATTCATACTTTTGAAACATTCCAGCTGTTGATACTACATTTGAAGCAACTTGTTTCAACATTGCGATTCCACCAATAGCAGCAAGTGTCTTCTTGAATGAGACTCCTACACCTTCATTAACGGTAACAACAGCCTTGCTTTCATCCTTGAACAAAGCGTATTCATCCTTTAGAGCTTTGGTAGATAATCTTGCAAGAGCTTGTTGTGATTGTAATTCACCAAGAGCATACTTTTGTTCTCCTAATGCTGCCTTTGCACGGTTTAATTCATCTGATAAAGATTGTCTTTTAGGGTCGTACTTTCCTAATTTCTTATATTGTTCTGTAAGCATTGAAACATCATTCTGTGTCTCACGTATGATGTCTTTTTGTTTAATGATCTCTTCGGATAAGGAATTGACAGCTTTTTCGCCATCGTATATACCTTTTTTGAATCCCGTTTCCATCTCTGCTCCAGCTTTAGCGGCATTAGTTACCAACTCATCCAACCTTTGATTAGATGCAGCAAGTTGAACATTTAAAGCCTTGAAAGCAGCAGGAGACTGCGTGCCATCCATGCTCATTAACTCCTGCTTTAATTTTGCAATTTCATTACGAAGTCTTACAACTTCTTCCCAGTCACTACCTACCTTAAAATATAATTTCGCCATATCTATTTCTTTTTCCTACGATTAGCCAATTCCTTACCACTGATTCTATTCACTTTTTGACCACCATATACTGCGTGTAATTTATCCCGTTGCATCATCAGCAAATTCCGATAAGGGATAACCTCAAACACTTCTGTATAACTCAGATGAAGCGTGTCAATCAAATGGGCTATCTGCCCGAAGAACGTTGCGTTTCCTACTGTTTCGGTCTTGCTGCCAGCATCGACACGTTCCTCATCGAGCTGACACACTGAAAAGCCGAAATATCCATCATAGAGAAACAGACTTCCAAGGCATCTTTGACTTCTTCAAAAGTGCCGTTCTCCAATTCTTTGACCAAACTATCATTCCCGCAGATGAAGCATGAAATACCTTTCAGCATATCTTCAGTAGCTTTAGGAAGCTCTTTAATAGCCTCCATGATATTATCTCCTCGCAGGGCGATATTGGAAAAATGATGAATGGCACGACAGATAACTTTAATTGTAGGCGGTTTGATGGTATAAACGATTCCACCTATCCCTACATTTTTAAAATCCAGCCCTAATAGGGCATCAGAAACCGTTTTTGCTGCTTGATTATTCATAACATTAAATTAAAAAGGCGGTGAGCAACCACCCACCGCCATCTGAAAACAATCCTTTTACTGAAAAATTATCAACCTTCCGGCACTACAACTTCCGATTCGTCAAACCACTTTTCGGAAGCCAATCCATCTACACCTGTGGAAAGGGGAACGGCCGAAACAGCCAATCCGACAGCCTTATCGGTATTAGAGCCACGGGCATTGATAGCCGCTTTCGGAAACACAACATAAACTCCGTCTTTGGTTTTACCAATCACACATTTATGAATAGGCTTATACTTGCCTCTTTCCCAATTCTTTTCTGTGGCTTTACCACCTTGTAAATCAGCCTTTGTAGCATAATCATACTCACCAATGGTGAAGTTGATTTTCACCTCACCCGGTTCAGACGTTTCCCGGTAGTACTCACCAGTCAAAGCGTTTTTGTAACGAGTTACACTTGCCTCTGCTTCTTCGTATTGATACGTGTCACCATGCACATTCTTGACCCGCTTCGTTGCTGCGTTTTTCAAGATGGTGGCTACTTCTGCGCCTGTTAATCCGGCAGCTGGAGTAGTAACCGTTTTAATCGGTTCTGCATAATACAGTTCGTCAATTTCTACTGCTGTAATCATATCATTTTACATTTAATACATTAAACAAAATTCTCACATTCACATAATGACACTTCAAAGCTGTGTCCGCTTCTGTACCGATAGAATCAATAGAGTAACGATATGTCATACCATCATAGGTGCTTACTACATCATCAAACAGCTTGCCAGCCTTTCTTTCAAGTTCGTTAAGCCGGATTGTGTTCGCTTCATTCTCGCTTAAATTGGGTACACATAGATTCACTTCTGCGAAAGATTTCTTCCAATAAGTTCCCGGCTGTTGTTTCTTCGTGTGGATGACAATCCTTTCGGACTTCAATTCACCCGTCAGCGTTTCTCCTGCTGGTACTATGTCTATTCCGAAAATCTTGCAGTCCCGGTAGAGGATGTTTCCTATGTCGGTGGTTACTATCATCGTTCAAATCTATCTTTCAATCTTTTTTCTGTCCTTATCGCTGCACTTCCTGCAACTTCAAATCCTTTGGATTCCACGAATGAAGCATAATCAGCTTCGTTTTTCAGAATTAAGCCATCTTCATTAACCTCATAATCATTCGATTCTCTCAAATGTTTTGTGTGGTCTTGATAGTTTCCGGTAGCTTTTGCATCTTCAACAAATGCCTCTCCCTCTTCTTTCATGCCAGCAACGACTTCGCTTGTTCCGTCCTCAAAGAACTGGTCAACATCCGAAAAGTCTGCATCTATTCCAACCATATTACTCTATAGGAAAAATAGTTTGTTTCCAAAGGGCTTTTAGCAACTCCTTCACCTCTTATGCTTCCATCGGCATTCAAACAACGAACCTCTGCACCTGCTTCAACCTTTGACGGCTTGTCAAAGACTACCTTGTACTTGAAATCATACAAAGCACCATTGATAGATACTTTCTTTTCCGCACTCACATCATCACAACGGCATCTGCATATATCCTGCCAGCTCTCACCACCTGTGCCGGGAATAGGTCTGCCGAACTCATCCTTATCCATCGGGGTGATAACCTTAACCTGCAATATGTGGGGAGCGAATATCATAAGAAAGTCACTTTAGGTTTGTTACTCAGTTCGTCTTTCAAACCGTACTGTTTGCACAGCCATGAGTACAATTTCATTAGGCTATCAACATAATTAGACCAAGACACAGAAAATCCGCTTTCGCTGACCGAAGATGGATTTTGTATCATCCACGGAATTTGCTTTGCACAAGCGACCTCTAATCTTGCCCGATTTTCCTCGGCAAAAGGTTCTTCACCATCCAATCCCGTTCTTGAAAGTATATTTTCAACTACAAGATTAGACGGGGTGTTCTTATCAAATACGCTTAATACAAACTCCTTGTTACTCATGGCTGATATCATTCAATATGGTGTAATCAGTTTACTATATGCGGTATAGCTATAATGCGTACAATGTTTAGATTTATAGATGTATCTGAACGGACATTTGGGAACATTAATTCGTACCCCTTGAATAGCCATTCCCTCTTTTATCGAACACATCATAGCCGGGTTATTTGCAACCAAAAACATGGGATGCGTCATGGTCAGTACAACACAATCAGCCGGAACCGTTTCCAAAGTGATAAACTGAATATCCGGCAGACCAACATCAACCGATGGATTCACGTATTCACACTTAGGAGATTCCACACTTGATGCCTGCACGCTCAACGAAACCAAAGACATCATTAAAAAACCACACATGGCAAAAATAAAATTCTTCATTCCTTTTCTGATTTATAAAATTAGACAATGGAAGAGTAGAAGCACTACCCTATCCTTTTACTCGATACCTAATGCTTCTTTCAGTTTGGCTGTTGATTCTTCATCCAGTTCTGCAACCTTAGCCAAAAGAGTTTCCTCTTTCATATTGCCGGAAGCCTGCGCACCGATAGACTTCAAAGCATCAATCAAAGCCTTCTTCTCAAACTCCTTTTCAAAGAGGGAAATTTTCACCTCTTTCTTTTCTTCAGGGGCTTTCACTTCGGGATTTTTTACCTCAATCCGTTCAGCGAGTCTGCGGCTTTCCATATCCAGCACACGGGCTTCCTCACCGACTTCAATCACTTCACCGGGAGTATAATACTTTCCGGTGAACTTGTCGCGGAAAACTGATATAACCTTTACTTTCATATCCTACCCCCTTATGCTGATTGAATGGATGCAATTTCGCTCAAATCGAAATTGGTAATCAAATCTGGATTGGAAATCTGCGGAATCCACTCTGCCGTATATTCCATGTAGCGACCGTTTTTGTCACGGTAGTTGGAGATAAGCATCTGCCCCTCTGACGGGATATAAGTACGTCCTTGTACTGGGTCTGTCGCTTCATACGGGGTATGATGGCGCATATAACCAATGTTGTCAGAAGGTAACAGAGTAATACGGTTATCCGCGTAAATCTGCACATTCTTTCCCGTCTGGTCTTTCACGTAGTCCTCCTTGATTTCAATACGCGGCAAACCGATGCCGGTGAACACTTCGGAAGCCAAAGAAGAGGAAACCAATCCCGTACTCAACTTCATTTCGTTGCTGCCGAGAATCATCTTGTACTGCTCACCAAATTCAGATGAACCAAGAATAAGCTTGTTGAAAGATGCACGAGTCATAACCATCTTGGCATAAACGCCATAGTCCGGTGCCAAGGAATGAAGTTTCTCTCTCAAATAAGAGATAAACATATTCTTTCCGTCCACAACCACATCTCCACTTTTCGGCTTGATAAAATTGAACGGAAGGGTAATCTCCAGCAGTTTATTATTGGTCTGACCGGAAGTGATTGCAGCGTCTTTGTTGTAAACGGTGGCTTCACCAAGCATCAACAGCGCACCGACAATAATATCCATACGCTTGTGGGCGGCAAGGGTAATCTGACGGTAGTCGTCTGCCAGGAAGTTTACAATCTCTTCCATTGCAGCCTTTTGGTCGGCTGGCTTAGCGGCATTGAACTTGTCAATCAAATCCTGCAATTCAGAAAGACGGTCAATAGACATCTGATAAGCATCACCCAAATAGGCAATCTCACCATATCCGGAACCGATGTTCCGACGTTCACGGATGGGTTTCTCTCCAAAACGCGAATTGATGGAGCCGGCCATAACTCCGGTTACAGAACCGATATAATCCTTGAACACACGAGTAGTCACTCTGCGGAAAGTAAGATACTGCTGCCAATAGATTGTGTCCTTGCGTGTCTGGTTCACACGTCTGATGATAGCGGAAACAATATTCGCATCATCGAATAATGTTTGAATCGTTAAAAACATATCCTACCTCCTTACTCGTTAAATTCAAACCATCCCTTCATGTTGGCTTTATCGTTCTCGGAGAACGGCATAACCAATTTTGAGGGTTCAATTTCTGCGGCTGTACGAAGCAATGAAACCAATGTGATTCCGTCCTCAACCTTTGTACGGTTAAACAGAGCCGAATTAGCCACATGCTTTTGCTTTAAACCATCAACTGCAACCGCATTGAATAATACGGCATCTTTGGCGATATTCTCACCAAAAGCAGCCTTGATAGTCAATACATCATAACCGGCATTAGACTTATCAATTGCCGTTACTTCTGCACCTTTCTTGCCACTTCCGACAAACATACCCACATAAGCCAAAGAGTTCTTGGCTACTTTGATAGACAAAGCCTCTTCACCAGTGGTATAGGCTTCCACAACTCTCACATTGATTACCGCATAAGCGAACTTGTTTTTCAAGTCCGCACAAATCGGTGTAAATCCGGGAAGAAAACTTCCCACTACCAGGTTCTGCGTGTCGAGTTTGAACGGGCCACGTCTACGAATACCGGTCTGGACATCGTAGCGTTCCTCTTGCTCAACGGGCGGAACTAAATCATACTTAAATCCTGCTGACATAATTAATTCTTGTTTTGTTCAACAATAGTTTTCGTTCCCTCGTCAATCATCTTAGCGATAGATTCAGATTCTTTCTCAATCTTCTCTTCTGCCGTTTCGGGAGGGGTTACGCCCTTGAAGCCGTCATTTGCGAACTCCTGCTTCAAGTCCTTGAAATATGCGTCCAAGTCCTCATCGTCCTTGATGGCGCATCGTTTGGCGTAGTTTTCGGGAATACCATACTCCTTTGCCTTTGCCATAATCTGCTCCTGCCGGGTAGCTTGTAACTTCTCTGTCTCGAATTGAGCGAGCTTATCAGAAAGAGGTTTAACGGCTGCACTCACTGCGTTAGCAATAATAGCCGCCATGTCGTCCGTCTTATCTTCCAGCTTCGGATTAGGGTTAGGATTGGGATTAGGATTCTCAATTGACTTACCGTCTTTAAGGTTATGTTTCTTCTCGTAGTTGGAAACTGCGGTCTTGGAAGCATCCCCGGCACGGAAATCACCATAGGAATTTAGCACGTCCGAGAAGCTGATACCCTCAACAATGGAGTTTACCTTTGTCTCGTCCGTTACACCCTCTGCCTTCTTAGTGGCAATTCGGGTTAAGATAGCAGTGTCCACCCCAGTAAACTTCTGTTGCAGCCCTGCCAAGATTTGTTCTAAGATTGTCATACCGTATGAATTTGATTTATAAATTTCTACGGTAAATTTCGGCATTAATAAGCTATGTGAAAAATTATCAGATAGGTGATACACGACAATGAAACGATTGTCGTAAAATGGTATAAAAAAGGCGTGAAACCGAATGGAATCACGCCTAAATAAAGTATTGTAACTTATGCCGGTACAGCCATTAATTCACGCCCTACTGAACGTATTGTTTCTATAATATCTTCAAAACGTTTCTTAGACGGCTTCTTTGTTCCGCTTACATATTGAGCAAACAAACTCTGAGAAATACCTAAACGTCGTGCTATGGCAGCAGCATTCAATTCAGGATGAGCTATAAATAAATCATAAAGAGGATTAGATTTCCTTTCCCGAAAGAATCCCTCAAAACTCAAATCTTCATCAAGCTCTCTCCAATGTATTCCGTCATGGCTCGTTGTGAAATTTGCGCGCTGCGCAGGAGTAGCCCATTTCAGCCTTTGGAAATCTGAAAACTTCTCACATGCCTCCTTCCCGTCAGTGGTACGTATCCATACCTCCGTATCAGTCAACCATACCTTTTCAACTATGATATTTTCCAT